CAGGACGTGCAGCAACCATAGGAACCCATGCCCATCTCCGCCCCACTAAGACTAGACCGCCTGCAAAAGGGCGTGTTCTTGGCGATTGCCGACGCGATGGCGCCCGCCTCGGTGGGCTGGTCATACGGTCAAGCGGCGTTCGAGCAACTCGGGCCCGAACTAATCAATCTGCAGATGGCCAACGGCCCGAGCTATTGGACGCAGCGCGGCAAGCGAGGCAGCACGATCCTTCCGTTCGACTCGCTCACCTTGGACGTAACTGCATCGACGCCAGGCAAGCGTGACATTGTATCGCTAAACGGGATCGAGTTCTTCGTCGATGTCGTGGCGCAGACGCCCGAGCAAATACGCGACGAGCTGATCGTCTTACTGAATGCCGACGCGAACGATCCATGGGCAGCCGCGCCAGGCGTTGCCGTCTCGGAACTGGTGATCACGCCGGCAAGCTTCGGCGCCATCTGGTCGGCCGAGGTAGGCGGCGAGATTGAGGCGCTCTCGCAGGTCGTCTCGGGCAACGCCGCAACGCTCACGCAAGGAACCCGCGTTTTCAACATCACGATCGAATGCTTCTCGAAAGAACGCGAGCCACGCAACGGAGCTTGGGCTCTAATGTCGAGGATCGAGAGCATCTTTGAGACGGCCGATTACGTCGACACGCTCAGCGAGTACGGCGTTGCGCTTTGGAACAAGGGCATAGCGACAGACATCAGCGCCATAGCCGGCGCAAATTGGGAAAGTAGAGTCACGATCGACGTGCAAATGGCCATGCGCTCGGCGCTTGTCCGGCCTGTCGATCAAATCGAAACGGTCCTAGGGACCATCAACGCTCTCGGAAGCGGGGGCTCAATCATCTCGACGGCTTCGTTCGTCGCCACACCACTGTAGGAGAAACAATGTCCGCACCAATCAATCTATTCGTTGATGTTACCATCAACTTAACGGGGGCAGTCGCAGCCAAATTCGGCTTCGGTTCTCCCATCGGAGTGTTCGATCACTCAGTAACTGCCAACCGGATCGATGGACCGTACACCGACATCGCTGCAGTCAATACCGCAGGGTTCACCGCGTTGGCAGAACCCGAGGTGAACGCGTGGGCGACATCGGTATTCAGCCAGATCAACGGCGTCGACCAGCTTCTCATCGGCCGAGAGGATGCCGGCGACGCGGACTGGACCGCGACGATGGACGCGATCGAGTTGTTTCAGCAGGTGAACGGGACACCAAACTTCTACGGCGTCAATATCGAGTCACGCGTCAAGGCTGACATCTTAGAGGTCGGCGCGTGGACGCAAGCACGCACGAAGGCCTTCGGCTATCAGACAGCCGACGCAGACGCGCTAGCCGGAACGCCGGGTAACGTGTTCGACGACATGAAGGTGCTAGGCTACACGCGCAGCTTCGGCATCTACCACGCGACCAGCTCAGGCAGCGCTGACGGATATCTTGACGGCGCGTGGATGTCGAAGGGGCTCGGGCTGAATCTCGATGTTCCCGGCGGCGTCGGCATCTGGGGCCTGATGGAGCTTGCCGGAATTTCCGGCGACAACATCACACCGACCCAGGTTCTAGCCATGCAGGCGGACAATGGCAACGTCTACACCGACGCGGGCGGGCTGACCTTTACGAGCACGGGCATCACCGCTGCAGGTGTCCCGCAGTTCATCGACGTTACCACATCGGTCGACTGGCTAAAGCAGCGCACGCAAGAGGCGATCCTTTCGCTTCTCGTGGGCAGCCAAACGAAGATCCCCTACACCGACGGCGGTATCAATCAGGTCGTCTCAGCGTGGCAAGGCGTGCTCGACTCGGGCGTGAACTTCGGGCACTTGAGCCCAGACGACCCGCCGAAGATCTCGGCGCCGCTTGTTAGTTCGATCTCGTCTGCAGACAAGGCCGCGCGAGAGCTGACGATGACAGCGGAGGCAACACTTGCCGGCGCGATCCAAGAGGTAACCCTGATTTTGAATCTGAGCTTCTAGGCCGGACGAAAGGAAAGAAACAATGAGACAGTACAGCATCGATCACGTCGAGCTTGGTTGGGAAGGGCTCGACCTAAAGGAAGGCCTCGCAGCAGGCTCAACAATCACCGAGGCACGCACCGCCCCGTCATGGTCCATGAAGACCAGCGCGAACGGTGAGGGCATCCGAACATTCAACCCCGATCGATCGGCCACGATCTCAATCTTGGTGAATCAGGAATCGAAGACGCATCAGCAACTTCGACAGCTTGCCGAAGACGATCGGGACAATCGAAACGTAGTCGGGCCGATGGTGCTCAAGGATACGACCAGCGGCGAGCAGTTTACCTATGTGAACGCGTTCATCGTGACCGACCCTGACGAAGTTCGCGCGACCGAATCATCTGATTTCACGTGGGTTTTCATGTGCGAGCGGATCACCAAGACGGTCGCCATCAACAATAACCTCGTGGGCAGCTAGTGCGTCAATACTCGTCAGATCGCGTCAGGGTGAGCTGGTCAGGTGTCCCGATGAGGGAAGGCCTAGCCGAGGGCTCATTCGTGGTGATCCGCCGAACGCGTCCAACGTGGACGCAGCGGCAGAATGGGATGGGCGGCACCATCCGCCTGTTCAATCCCGATCGATCTGGCGAGGTCGACTTTTTGATCAACAACGAATCGCGGACGCATAGCTTGCTCCTAGCGCTTGCAACTACAGACAGATTCACGCGCGCCATTCAGGGGCCGATCGTCATGGTCGACCTAAACTCGGGCGAACTGTTCACGTTCACAAACGCATACATTACCACCGAGCCCGACGAGCAACGGGCCACTACATCGGTTGAAGTGACGTGGACTTTCGCGTTCACGTCGATCGAGCACACACCAGCGATCCCCGCGCGTAACAACGTGGGCGACTAGAGAGCAAAGACATGAGAGAACAAAGCGAAGTAATCGACGGGATCACGTACACGACCACAACTATGCCAGCGACGCGCGGCCTGCAGATTCTGCCCAAGCTCGTCGACCTAGTGGGCGAGGACGGGATCACGCTGCTAATGGCCACGACAGACGAGGATCAGAATTCACTGATGGCCAACCGCGAGGTCATGGCGGCGCTCGTTACGGGCATTGCATCACGCGCAACCGAGGGCGGGCTCCTAGTTCTGAAGGAGCTTCTCGAACTAACAACATGCGACAAGATCAAGATCGGTGACAATTACATCGAGGGGAGCGTCTACAAGAATTTTGACGATCACTTCGCGGGTCGTTACATGCACTTGATCAACGTCGCGGTCTGGGTGGGACGTGTTTCTTTCGGTCGGCCCTAGTACGCAAGCCGCTCAAGAAGTGGCAGACGTACAAGCGGGCAGGAGGACCGCGATCAGGCATACAGCCCGCGAACATACCCTGGGAAATTTACGTCGTGTGCTCGAACGGGCAAGGCATCGACGCGGGCGTATACCACCAGTTGTGCACGGTGATCGACATGCACGGCCTGATGGACTTGCTCGAAATGCACGAGGTTCACTCTTCGTGGAAGCATGCCGAGATGTTGAACCGGGAGTGGCAATCTAAGTTGCCGAAGGGATAGCGAATGGCCACAACGATCGCAGAACTGCTAATCAAGATGGGCGTCTCAGTCGAGGGCGCCAAGGCGGCCGAGGGCGAGATAAAGGGAGTTACTAACGCCGCGCAGGACACTGACAAAAAGGGCGGCGGCGGAATTAAGAAGTTCGGCGCGACGGCCGGCAAGGCGTTCGCAGCGGTCGGGGTGGCAGCGCTTGCGGCGGGTGCTGCGATCTTCAAGCTTGTAAATTCGGTCACGAAGGCGGCCGATGAGGTTATCAAGGGCGCCAAGGTCGCGGGCATCGGCGCCGATGAATATCAGCGGCTGGCGTTCGCCGCTAAAATCTCTGGCGCAGACATTCAGCAGATCGCCGTGGCATCAAAGACGGTCGCGCGCGGAATGAATGACGCGGTGACGAAGGGCACCGGGCCACTGATCGAGGGTCTTGAGCTTGTCGGGCTCAGGATTGAGGACGTGATCGACCTGCCATTCGAGAAGCAATTGGGCGTGTTCGCTGACGCGATCAGTGGCCTCGATAGCGAGAGCGAAAAGCTAGCAGCGTCTCAGCTCATTCTAGGCGGCCGAGCCGGGCCGAAGCTTGCGACGCTACTAGCCGAGGGCTCTGAGGGGATCAAGGCGCTAGGGGACGAGGCAGCGCGCACGGGCGGGGTCCTAAGCGGCGACGCGCTCGAAGCTTCCGCCGAGTTTCAAGATTCGATAACGCGGATGAAGACGGTGATCGGCGGCGTGGTTAACACCGTCGGCATTGAGTTGATCCCCGTCGTCGAGGGCATCATCAATCAGATCAAGGACTGGGCGCTAGCTAATGGCAGATTGATCGCGCAGGACATAAAGCGATTTATCAAGAAAAGCATCCCGGTGATCAAGGATATCGCTGAGGCGGTTATGTTCGTCGTGACCGGGATCAAGGATTTGATCGAGGCGCTCGGAGGATGGAAGCCGGCGATGGCAATTGCCACGACAGCCACGATCGCGTTCAAGATGGCGATGGTCGGCGCGCTCGGGCCGATCGGGCTGATTGCGCTGGCGATCGGCGCACTGATACCCGTGCTGTCAGGATTGGCAGATGAGTTTGGTAGCGTCGAGGATCGGCTAGAGGCGATCGACGATCTGGTAACTGGACTGCGCGGCAAGGGTGCCGGTAAGGAATTCGCAAATAAGGATATTGAAGAAAGAATGCGCGCCCAAGAGGCGCGCGTTAGGGCTGGCGAGAGGATCTCAGCAGGAGCAAAGCAGGGGCAGGGCGGATGGTTCTTGTCAGACAAAGAGAAGAAGAAACTAAAGGACGACGAGCAACGGGGGCGAGACATGTCCCAACTGGCACAATCAGATCTGCGTGAATCAGAGGCTGAGAATCAGCGGCTCCTAGCAGAGCGGCAGGAAAGCGAATCCGCGCGGGCTGCAGCGGGCGCAGCGTCTGGAAAATTTCAAAAAGGCATGACCGATCGGCGGCGGCGGCTGTCGGAATTGGAAGGGTCGGGGAAGCTGAAATCGGGTCGAGGATCAGAAAAGCGGCGGCAGGACTTCTTGATGGGGAAGATCGACGAGGCCGAGTTGACAGGCAAGCGCAAGCGAGGAAAGGGCGGCGGCGGATCCGGCCCCGCAAAAGAGCCCGAGAGCGACGTTTCGCTCGCCGAGTCGCTGCTAGCTATCAGGACGGGCACGGCCGATCCCAAGCAGCTCAAGCAGGTTATCCAGCAGCTGTCACGCAAGACGCCATCGTCGAAATCAATCAAGCCGACGGTAGCGATCGACTTCTTCAATTTCGTCATCACGCAAAACATCAAAGGGGCGAACCCCACGCAGATCGCCAAGGAGTCAGCGATGGCGATCCGCGGTGAGTTCGAGAAGCAGACAGCCAAGGCCGGGCAGACCGTGCCCACGGGGATCGCACGATGACACTGGGCAGCGCACTGAATGGAATTCTAAAGGCCGAGTTCGCTTCGATCTATCGGCTGTCTCGCCTGTCGGGGTTTCAGATCCCGATCTCCCCTATCGCAAATTTCAAGCCGGGCCTGACAGGCAATCACGTATCGATCGACCTGGTAGACAATGAGGATGTGAGCGTGAATTACACGGTCACTGAGAACACGCTGCAGGACTTCTCTAACGCAACTTCGAACGTGCACCGGAATCTTCGAAGGTTCACGATCACCGGCATCATGGGATCGACGATCGACGTTCGCTCGTTCATCGGCACGGGTGACATATTGAAAGCGCGACTCAAGCGGCTCGACCTTGTGAGGATCGAGAATCTCTACAAGATAGCCGATCGCGGCGAACCGGTTATGGCGATCACCCCGCGCTTTAGCTTGAAGCAATGTTTCATTGAATCGATCAACCGGCCATGGTCTCCGGACATCGGCCCGAATACAGAACTGACCATTTCGTTTGTCGAGGCGCGCATCCTCGGGCCTGAACTAGGCGTCGGCTTGCCTGATTACGATTCGCAGCTACCGGGCAATGGCACGCAAGCAGGCGGCGGCAACCAGTCCGGGGCCCCATCGAATTCTACACAACAGCCGTCAGGCGTTGATGGAGTGGCGCCCGCATGAGCATCCTAGAATTACCCGTACAGGTCGGCGATCCTGCGATCGGCTTCACGTCCAATTTCCAATACACGATATTCTTGGAGGGCGTGCAATTTGGCCTCGTGTTCAAGACGAACAAGCCTGACGATTCGTGGTTTATGGATATAACGACGGTCAACTTTGAGCCGGTAGTGATGGGGCTCGGGCTCGCGGTAGGGCTCGACCTGCTGTTCCCCTATCGGAGCAAGGGCGCACAGATCCCGCCGGGCGTTCTGTACTGCGTCGACCTATCCGGCAACGGCAGCGACCCGGCCGTGGATTCATTCGAGAACAAGACGCACGTGTTGCGCTACATGACAAGCGACCAAGCCTTCCCCGCAAGCTAAGCCATGCCCGTCCTATTCCCACGATACCTAAACGTCGCCGCCAAGGTGACGGTGAGCGACTTCTTAGGGTCGGTTAGTTTCGACGTGGAGAATCTAGACGGCGATGGGCTCTACATGGAGTGGGACGTAGAGCGCCAACTATCGACGCAGGCCGATACAGGATCGGTGAGGATCTACAATCTCGGGAGCATTCAACAGGGGCTGATTCAGTCGATCGTGAAAAGCTCGCAGGGATTCGGCGGCAGCGCGATCGGCAACATCGAGATCGCCGTGGGCTGGGAGCGTAAAACCTTCTCGCTGATGAAGGGCCAGATCTGGAAACTGCAAGCCAAGCTCTACGAAGATCCCGACGTGGTAACCAACATCGAGTTCGGCGTGGGGCTCGCGTCAAATCGAGACTCGCAACCACTACCAACCGCGGTTGCGGAGACGTTCGTCACGGATTATCTCGCCTTGCTGGCGTCGCAATTCAAGCCGCCGCGACTTCTCGATGTCGATCAGGTCACGAGCGCCGTCGTTAGTTCGCCAAACGGAATAAGGGCGATCGCAGGGAATGACCCGAGCGGAACGCCAGCAAAGCAGATTTTCGATACCATCGTATCAGGCCTTGGTCCGGGCTATTCGTGGGGCTACAATCAAAACGGGCTGATCGTTGTTTTTAACCGTGGCCTTTTGTCGATCGCACCGGGCACGCTTCCGCAGATCGTTAGGCCTCGAACCGGACTGCTAAGCTTCGCCGAGGAGGACAACGGATCGATCACGTTCGACGCGTTAGCTAATCCAGACATAGCGCCAGGCGGCATCGTTTCGATCATCGACCGATTCGACAAGCCGGTAGGGCAGCCCGTTATGCGGGTCGAGTCGGCCACCTTTACCGGGGACACGCGCAGCGGTAGCCTTATGTCGGCCGTTGCCAGGCCGCTAAGTGTGATCTAATGGGACGCGAACAAAGAACCGGAGTCTACGACCTGCGAGAGAATCCATCTCTCGCCGATCTATTGTCCGCGGTCGATCGCTATTTGCGGGTCACTATCCGCACGTCGACCGTCGTTCGAATCGCGCCATCGCAGCCCCAGCCGCTAGGGTATGACCCGCTAACGCAGCTTTGTTCTGTGCTTGTTCAACAGCTCACGGTCACGAATAATCCAGACGTGCCGCAAGGGCCAGCGGCCACGGTTACGCAGCCGCCCGTGCTGCTGGTCAATGTGCCGGTAGCATGGCCACGGACGAGCGCGGGCTACCTGACTTTCCCGCTGACGATCGGCGATAGCGGTGAGCTGATCGTGCAGGATCGAAGCTTGGCCGAGTGGCGTAAGAAGGGTTACCCCGTCGACCCGATCGACAACTGGACCCACAACAGGGGCGACGGAGTATTCCACCCAGGGCTACACAGCGACATTGACCCGATCGATCCCGGCATCGGAACAGACCCAACGGCGACGGTCCTAGATGGGCCACCGCTCGCGGGGATCAAGCTCGGGCGGC